TACCTTGGTTTCTTTATGGGGAACATTGGCTTAGGGAGCTTGGGTAGGTCGCGCTGAGGCCCTACTTCGCGGTCAACTTTGACCAGCTGACCATCCTTACGGACCCAGGCTCGCTTGATGCGCTTGACGCCTTCAAATACTTCATCCAGCAACATTGCTTGCTCTCCCTGTAAGATATTTAGTACCTATTCATGCGAAAGGGCACCCGGAGGTGCCCTTTCTGTGTTGATACCCTGTGGGTTGATCTATTAGATCAAGCCGCCTGGGAGGTTGCCAACCAAAGCAGCCATCGTGTTGGTGAGGCTTGCGCTGCTTGCATTGAAGCTGTTGACATATGGTGCAACGGTGTTGGTGGTTGCAAAGGTGCTGTTAGTTGCAGCTGCGCTGCTGTTGGTTGAACCGCTGAGAACCTGTCCGCTCTGGTAGTCATAGCAGAGCAAGCCGTCAAGACCGCCATACAATGTGTTGCTGCTGAGAGCAAGATAACCATTCTGGTTGGTGTTGTCTGCTGTGGTGTTGCCGTAGTTGTTAACACCATAGTTTTCCCAGATGTTGTTCTTTTCAGTGCTCACTGTCACGATTGTAACCGTGTAGGTGTTGGTTGCATTGTAGCTTGAACCAAACACGCTGGTCACTGCACCTGTGATGTTGTTGTAGTAACCAGCCTGTGCGAAGTATGTGCTGCTGTGAGGATTCACGTCTGCACCGTTGATGTTAGCTGGTAGCGTGCTGATGCCAACCTGTACTGGGTTACCACGTCCTGCGAAGTTATTGGTCAGGATGTTGTAGTTCTGCTGTGCATAGAATGCATTCAGGTAAGCATTCAAGCTGCTGTAGGTCTGAGCTGTGCCAGTTCCGTCTACGATGGTAACGTTGGTCCATGTGCCCAGAGTGGCATAAACCTGATAGCCAGGAAGGTCAACAACTGGAGTGTCAACGTTGGTCTGAGCCACAGGAACGAGGGTGGCAAATGCCCACCATTGTGGTTGTCCGCTGAGGAACGAACCAGCCTGGTAATTGCCATTTACTTTATCGGTCATCTTCTCTCTCCTTAAGAGTTAATGCAAAATTGTTTTGCTGGATTATTTATGCCGCAGGCTAGATTAGTTACGCTTACGGGTTTTCTTGGTCTTTTTTGGTTCTGCATAGGGAATGTAGCCAAAAAGGCTGGGACGACGGTTAATGTTACCCTGTGGATTGGCCACGCTAGCAATGCTGCCTGCACTGGTCGCGCCGCCGCTGGCACTTTCTAGCATGTCCAAGAATTCATCATCCTTCTTGACTAGATCTCTGATCCTCATGTCTTGGCCGCCTTCTTCAATAGGGCATCTGCTGCTGCGATACCTGCTGCTATGGCCAAACCTTTGAGCAGGCCAAAACCACCAGTCTTATTTACAGAAGCGGTTGGTGTACCTGTTTCTGCATCGTGCACACCGTGCAGTTCATATCTGTTCACATTTGCTAGATGCTGGAACTGGTTGATGATATCGCCCATGCGAGCTTTGGCTCGCAGCGCTTGTAACAATCTAGTCACTGTGAGCTGTTTCTGTTCAGTATCAAGCTGACCCGTGTCCCATTCGCTGGCAAGGCGACGCACGCTACGATAGTTGCTGTTGGTGATGTGCAGCTGCTGTTCTATGTTCATCAGCAAGCGCCGGGCCTGTGTGCCATCATAGTGAGGTCGGCTCATGGCCGTGAGCAGCTGCCTGGTGCTGGAACCGTTGAAATGCACCTGATTCCAAAAGAGATCATTGGCTTCAGGATGATTCAGTTGTTTGCCTACCGAGCTGTCGTGATCCTTGATCACGTGCAAGAACTGGTATAGATCGGTGTTTTGCCTATCTTCGCGATCAAAATTGCTGTGGCTCATGGTGCGGCGAGCATAGGCCTGTGCAAACGGAGCTGTTTCAAATTCGCTGCGCAAGATGTGCAGCGCTATCAAGTACAAGAACGCCAGCTCTGCCATGTCTTTGGCGTTGAAATTGTGTGGATTTCTAGTGCGTAACAGCTGGTTTTCATCTAGGCTATTGATCAATGAAAGCTTCATGTGGGTTCCTTCTTCATGAAGTGCGGGCGATTGACCAACTTGATCTTGCCACTAGGTGTATCTGCCACATATCCCTCGTGGCCGGGCACATCTCTGAGATCTGCACTGACCGTGCCACCAACCTGTGTGTCAACACTGTGTTTGAGCGCATCCTTGAGCTTGGTCAGCTGATCGGCTACCATCCAAGTTGCGCCATAGCCTTTGGGGTTCTCAGAGATCCATGTCAGAAGGTTTTCACGCTTGCGATCAGTTATGTCCTTGGTGTTGCTCTTGGCCCAAGTCAGGAAACCGCTGGCAGCATCTGATAACCCTTGCTTGCCAGCATAGGCTCTGCTGTTCACATATTTCTTCATGAGATCTGGCAGATTGGTCAGCTGTCTAGCTGCCAAACCAGCAGGATCAAGGAACCGGTCTATGCTGGCGCTGTTGCTGTTGATGAAACTGCGCAAGATGCTCACAGATTTCTCAGGCAGGGCTGTGCTTTCTAGATCTCGTATCTCTGGACCCATGATCACCAAACCGGGTGGCTCACGCAAACCACTGCTTTCAAGGGTACCTATGGCACGAGGCTCATCGTCCTGCTTGCTGTCAAACCTGCTGTGCACAGCTATGCCTGCGCGGCTGTTGCCAATGCGCTTGCCCAGTGGGCTATCTACCTGTATGCGATAGGTTATCTTGTTGGGTTTGAACACAAAATGTCTGTCTATGATTTCTGGCGTCTTGGTCCACAATAGGTCACCTTCCAGGTATCCCTGCGTGTCAGCTGGCATGGCGCGTTCAAGCATGCCATACAATCCTGCGATGCTCTTTGCATAGGCCTGCCTGCCAGGTTCGTCTGGCTTGCGCATGAAGAGCATTGCATCGAGATCCGCAGCGCTGCGAGGCATACCACCCGGCTTCTTGCTGCCAAAACCGCTCTTGTCCGTGACTGTGAATCCTTCTGCATCACGACCAAATATTATCGCAGGGCTGCCATCCCATTTGATGGTTACGGTATGAGGTTGTTCAGCAGCGTGAGTCAGCGCATTGAGAGCACGCTTTGCTCCAGCTGATCCTTCTTCAAATGCCAGATCTTCTGGATGGTCAATGCGTGCCTTGGCTTCTGTGATGAACCAACGCTGTGGGATGAGTATGTCAGCGTGCCTCACGACTGTTGCCTTCCAGCTGGTACCTTTACTCTAGGTTTAACAGCAGGTGCAGCAAGTTGAGCAGGAGCCGTTTGATTAGCACCAGATTGCTTAGGAGCTGTTGGCTTTCGGCCTTTGGCTATGCCAGCTATCAGCTTGAGATCCTGCAGGATGGCCACGCGAGAATTTGGTTTTTGTTTAGCAACAGCTAGTGCTATCTGCTGAATGATGTTCGGATGAGCAGAACGTGTTGCTTCGGTTATCTTTTGCATCTTGAGTATGTCAAGTACCTGCCTAGCCTGTGCCGGTTTCAGCTTGGCTATCTCGCTGCGTATGCCAGATGTTGTGCTCAATATCGTCTGGCGTTCCTGCCAAATTATCTCTCTAAGATAGGCTTCAGCAGCGGCCTTGCCATCCTTGCTCAGCTTGTTGTTTACTTCTTTGTCAAGCTCAGCATCACCTGTCTTTATCACAGGTGCAGCGGGCTGAGTAGGCGACGGAGCTGCTGCAGCCGATGGTGTTGCAGCTGTTGTTGCGGGTTGTGTCACAGTCTGCTTGTAACCTGGCATAGCCTGTGCCATGGAAGCCGTTGCGTCCCCGCTAGTAGAAATAGGTGCTGGCTTTGCTGTTTTTGCTGCTGTCTGTGTTGTTTGAGCCTGTTGCGAAGCAGGTTGCTCGGCAGGCTTTTGAGCTGTTGCTGGTTTAGTTAGCGTTGGTTCTTTCTTTGTTGCCTTGTCAGCTATAGCAGGCAATGCAAGCCCATACTTGTCAAACACTGATTTTATCTGCTCATCGCTGAAGCCAGCTTTCTTCTGGGCTAGATATAAATCCTCATCAGTTGCGGGTCCAGCTTCTAACAACACGCGCAGTCCAAAGTTGGCTGCAATAGATTCTTCAAAATCGTTTATGTCATTCACCGTCTTAGATGATTGTACTCCTGGCTTGTAACTAGATTGTGATTGATTGTTTGCAGCATTGCCTGGCACAGCCTTGTTGTATTCATCACGAAATTTTGCAGCATTTTCAATATCTTGATTAAATCCCTTTGCAGCTTCCGGATTTTCAAGCTCTACAAAGGCTTTCTCTATGGCAGCACTGCCACCGCTCATGCTACCGCCGTGTGCCTCGGCTGCTGCTGCGCCTGCCCACATATCCAATTCGCTGCGGTCAACATCGGCAAACAGCCCCTCATCGCCTGCGTTTGCTATCACTGTATCAAGAGCTTTTTCGTAGCTAGCATGGTCAGTTATCTTACCATCCTTGGCCATCTGCTTGAGATCACCCAGCATGTCTTCCATGTCTTTGTGATGCTGAGGATTCGCCACCGGAGCATTAGTGCTGGTGTTGGCCATCATCATGTGACCAAGCTGACCAACTGCGCTGGCTGCTAGGCCGCCTATGGCACCAGCAGCTAGGCCCATAGCAGCGCCCTTGGCGCCAGCTTTGGCAGCTGACTTCCAATCCTGTCCTGCCATCTTGGCACGAGCTATGCTGGCTAGACCGCCAGCTACTGCGCCTGCCGCCTGGGGACTTGCTGTGGTCATCAACACTGCTGCACCTGCTGCACCGGATATAGCTGTCAATGCTAGGCTTTGTAATGCTGGATTTTTTACAGCAGTCTGCGCCAGCTTCATTAACTCCTGCTTGGCAGCAGCATCTTTCACTGCTGACAATGCAGTTTTGATCTTGTCAGCAAATCCCTTGACAGGCGTGCTTTTATTGGCATCTGGTATCTTGTCATAGAACTGATGCTGCAGTTTCTCAGGCACGATGTCGCCCAAGCTGGTAGCCTTAGGCTGTTCAGCAGGCTTCATTGCATTGAAATCTGCCATTATCTTATCATAGGTAGTGGGATCAATTGCAGCTGCTTCTCGCAATCTGCTTTCATTGAGGCTCTGGCTTAACCATGCTCTGTATGGTTTGACAAAATTGTCTCGCATCTCAGTGAGCTGACGCAATGTCCTAGCATCAGTGTCATACGCTAGAGATTCAAATAATTCGTCTCTGAATTCATGTGCTTTCATGCTACACCTGCTAGCTGTCTCAGTGCCTGTTGCGCCATAGCAATGCGGTTGTTAGAACTCTGAAGGTTTGCAGCAGGAGCTGACGCTGTAGTACCTGCTGCGCTTGGCGTTGTACCACCTGATGTTGCTGCAGCACCTGTTGCTGTTCCATCTGGCACTGTACCACCTGATGTTGCTGCTCCGCCTGCTGCTATTTTACCTTGTTGAGGCTGCTGAGCTGTTTGATCTGCCTTGTCCCCAAGCTTTTCTATCTCCATCTTGCGAACAGCAGCCACGCCTATCAGTTTATCAATCAGCATGTCAGCAGTTGCACCGTCCTGGACACCCCAGATGCTCTGTATAGTAGAGTCATCATCTGCAAGTGTGGCAGCTGCAACATCAACTGGCTTAATACCAGTGCCCAGTTTGGTCTTCATGGATTTTAAGATTCGGTTTATCTCTGCATCAGGCAGCTTCATCTTGCGCATGTAGAGGTACAGTGCCTTGGTAGGCAGTTGGTTCATGGTTGCCTTGGTTATTGGCTTGCCATCTGCATCTTGATATCTGCCAGCTAGCTTTGATATCTCAAGAATGAATCCATTGATATATCGCTGCATCTCTTTGGCACCGCCAGCCAGTTCGGTGTCTTTGGTTGGCATCAAACCGGTCAACCATTTTTGCAGTGGTTGCCAAAACTCTTCTAAGTTGTCTCTGGAATATTCCTGTGCTCTCATGGCTGATTTACCTTAAGCTCTTTGATCTTGCGTATGAACTTGCGTTGATCCTCGCTCATGATGCTGCGATGAAGGCGCTTGATTAGATCCTGTGCATCTGCTTCAGAATAGTTCTCTCGGATCAGCTGCACGAGATTGATAGCACTGGCAATCACATGGCTTGCTCGGCTCTCTATCACCGTATGCTTGCTCTTGGCAGGAACAAACTTGTCCAGTTCGTCAATGAAGCTGTTGATCTTGTCAGCCATGGTGATCCTCATGCTAGGTTGATTATTTAGTTTCAGCCAACTGTACGATAAATACCTTTTATAAACATCCGGAGACCACCATGAACATCACACTGCAAACAGATGCCATGCGCGAATTGATGCGCCGCCTTGCTGAAGCAGAAGGTGGTATACTGGGAGCAGATGAGGCCGCAGCCCCTGCTGATCCAGACGCTCCTGCGGAAGAACCGGCTACAGAAGAGCCAGCCGCAGCAGAACCTGCCCCAGAAGCAGGCAGCGTGGATCAGCCACAAGATGACGCAGACATTGAAAAGGTCATGACTGAACCGCGCGACACCAGCAAAGAAAAGTTCAGTCTCGGATCTCTGGCAGATGATCTAGGATTGCAGAATTCTCACCTGTTCAAGACTGCTTTCAATCAACTGCGGAGCGGCACAGAGCCCACTGATCCAGATCAACTTAAAGAGTTGGCTGCTGCATTTACCAAGTTGATGAGCACAGATAGCAGCAATGCACAAAAGGTCGTTAACCGCCTGCGCCAGATCTACAAGAAGCCTATCGCCTGATCAAGCTGGTCAAGCTGCTTAACTGCCCCAGGCTCTTGCTTATATCTACCTGAGGTCTTGCAGCACCTGGTGTGTCCCCTGCGGCCTTGGGCGGAGGATTGAGGTTCTTCCTGCGCAGATCATTGAACACATCAGCACCAGCCCCGCCACCCTGCAGCATGCTCTGCTGTTCTTCATCCAAGTCAAATATCTTCAGCGTGTTCTGATCAAAGCCTAGATAGACCTTGCTGCCAACGCCGCTGGAACTTCTGGTCTTCAAGAACTGTATCTGATACTGCCCGCGCTCTTTCATTGCTGCGCTGGCAAAGATTGATATCACGTTATCAGCAGTCTGGATCTTGGAGATACCGCCTGAGATCATGCTGTGATCATGTTCCTGTTCCTGCGTGGCACTGCGATTCAGCTGCGAAGCTGTGACACAGACCATGTTGCGCTCCACTGCCAATCCACGCAGTTCTTCAGTGACAAACTTGTCCTTGATAAACAGATCACTGGGATTGATCTTCTTGTTGTTGGGATACAGCAGATCCAAGTAATCCACCACTATGACATCACAACGCTTCTGTGTTTCAATCTCATAGTTCTTGAGATAGGCCTTGATGTCATTCACAGTGCTACCCTGTGGTAGCTGCCTCACATGCATGAGCCCGCTCTTGCGCTGTGCGGCCTTGACCTTGAGTTCAACTGTGTCAAGGTTACGGAATATCTCCTTGCTACCAACATCAGTGAGCATGCTATCCATGCGCATTGAAGTCAGTTCTTCACTAAGCTCAAGCGTGATGTATACCACGTTCAAACCTTGCTTGACCATGTTCAAGCTCATGTTCTGCAGGAACAGAGATTTCCCAACACCAGATCCTGCGCACCAGATAGTGATCTCACCTCTGTTGATGCCGCCATACAGCTTGTCATCCACGCTCTTCCAACCAGTGGTACACTGGCCGTTCTTGTCCTTGATCTTCAGCAATCTTGCTCGCGGATCCTCAAAGTAATCAGTTCCCAAGTCGCTCTGCAAGCTGACCAATATGGCTTCTCTGACCAGCTTTTCAACTTCGCCATAGCTGCCCTTGTCTATGAGCTCAGCACTGGCCAGCACTGCATCTGCCAGCGCACGGTTCTTGCAGAACTCTTCTATCTCATCTAGAAACGCATCCTGATGTCCTGGGCTGATGTCACCTATGTGTGCAAAATCCAATCCAGTCTCTGCATTGACCTGTTCTATCTTGGGCAGCACGCGATATTCTTCAGCATGCTTGACCATGAATCGCACAGCTGGCCGCAACTTGTTGACAAAGTATTTGGGATTGATGATGTTGACACAGCGCGTGAAGATGTCTTCGCTGCTCAGCAACACGCTGATCAGCAGCTTTTGCTTGTCCTCGTTGTAGTCCTTGACTGCGTCTTTGTCTTCATTGCCAAATCTGTCTGCCATGTGGCGTCATACCTCTCATCTAAACATCTTGCGCTTGGTACCAATCTGCAATGCGCTGTTGGTCCTGCTGTGTATTATTGTACGCAGAGTGAACAGCTTCCCATACCTACAACTGGCATCTGCGGCATCTTTGACATCATCTTCCCAGTCTGGAAAGCTCACGCTCCAACCCTGTTCCAATGCTATGTCTATAAGACCTTGGTTGTTCCTCTGCCTATCTGGCAGCAGTATGATCTCCCTATCTGTGCTGTTTAACCAGCTCAGCTGCTGCCTGCTCAACCTGCTGCCCAATGCTGCTACACCGTCAATGGCGATGGCATCAAACGGACCTTCGACCAGTATGATGTATTTACGGTTGCCTTTGGTGATGGCATCGCAATTGAACAGATATCCAGTCTGCAGGTCGCTGTTGTAATATCTGGGCACATCCTTGGGTGGCGTGCCTGCATATCTGGCAGTCCATCCCACTATCTTGTCGCGATAGTAGAACGGGATGATGATGCGTTGATCCAAGTTCCACTTGGTGCTTGGGCTCCAGTGATAGTCCCAGCCTTCTGCCACTGCGTCACCTCTGCTTGAGAGATATTCCATGGTGCTCACAAACTGCGGAGCTATCTCATCATCTTCCATTATGGCTTCTATTGGTCTGGCACCCTCTGGCAGGCTCACTTCCTTGAAGTCACGCAGGAAGTCCAGATCCTCATGGCTTGGCAATGCAGTGACACCAGCCAGCTTGTTCTGCAACACTTCCAGCTTGACTTTGCGTATGTCATCTGTGGGCACGTTCAGCCAGTTCATGAGGTTTTCAAAATTGCGACTGATGTTGACGTTGTCAAACACGGTCTTGAAACCACAGTTGTAGCAGTTGTAGGCTATTTGCCCATCTGGCAGTATCAGCATGTTGCCGCGCATGCGAGTGTCACGGCTCTGACCCCTATGAGTGCAGCATGGTGCGTTGAACATCAACCAACCACGCGGACTGGTCCTACGTTTCTGTGGGATGTGTTCAGCTATCAGTTGATGTATCAGAGCCATGCTCTGATTATAATATCATGCTCAGTTCTTGTATAGCACGCTGATGAACAAGCCGTCGTTTACCACCAGCTGGGCTGTCTCGTTCAGGGTTATAGGGTAGTATTCACCGCTGCTGCCAACCAGTCCACTCCATATGGGTATGTAACCAAATCGTACCCAGTACGCATTGAGCACGAAGTTGAAGAGAGTAGGACCCGGACCTTGATTGTTTGATGAATCAAAGGTGTACATGGGATCTGGACCAGGTTGCAGAGGCACGAAGAACCATTCGCTGGGCAGAGGATTGTTGTTGCTCAAGCTGGCCTGTATCCAAAACTTACCTAGGAAATTCTTTTGATTCACGGCTACCGTGTGCATGCCGTTGGCACGTTGAGTCTGCGCATCTCCTGGATAGCTACCCGTTACAAACATGAGGTCGTCGTTGTTGCCAATGGGTGTTTGAGTGAACTGTGCTGCCAATATCTCCGTGGCAGGACTGAAAGTCCTCAGCACGCCATCAAACAGCTCAAACGTCCCAACCCCGCTTTGGTTAACGTCAGTATAGAACAGCTGTCCTATGTTGTTTACGTCAAAGCTCTGTATGCTGTAGTTGTAATAACCAGGATCAAGATCTTCTGTCTCGCCCGGATCCAATATCAGCCTGGCCTTGCCCTGTATGGCCACAGTGATGTCAACCCTCTTGGTCAATACCACGTCACCTGTGAGCACGTTCATTATGGTAGCTTGCAAGTTCAAACCAACCAAGTTGATGGGCCTGCGCTCATTGTTGCGGATCACGAAATCTATGGTGTTGGTCACGCCCTTGTATAGCTTGGTATCATATATGGTCATTGGCCAATTCACCAGTTCCGGGTTTGCATCGAACTGCAGGAGTTGCACGTATTCCTTGAAGCTGTATAGGAAGACTGTTGGCATCTGTTCCTGACATTTTGTTCCATCAACACTTAGAGTATTTATAAATACCCCCACACGCAATCAGGAACAATATGTCAGATACCAAGCAGGTGCTGCAGGAAAAGTTTCCATTCCTCACCATAATCAGCCACTTAGATCGCGAATATCTGGGCATAGTGCAGCATGCAGACGCTGCTTTCGTTCACATCTATGTGATGGACAACACCTTCTCTGATGAGATGAAAAGAGAGTTTCTAGCTTGCGGAGACACCTGGTGGTGGGAAAGCAATCGCCAGATTCCAATCAACATGTTCGTGCGCGATCGCTTCATTATATTCAAACGATACCTGAGGATCTTCAGCATGAAAGAAACTGAGATCCTACAAGGTCCGGTAGTGAACCTCAAGGATCTCATGAACAAGCGCGTGAAGCGCAGGACCATACAGCTGGTCAAGCATGCTTAATCGCCAAGAGTTTCCACTGTCACTCTAGCACGGATGGTACCATCTTTATTCACATGGACCTTGAGGGGCTTCTTGGCTGCCTTGCGTGCCTTGGCATCGGCCTTTTCCTTGGCCTCGCTCCATTTCTCAAACTCGTTATGGCTGAATGCAAACATGGTTGCATCACCGGCTTCTGCGATGCGCACGAAGCTGATGTACTCAGGATCTCTGCCTTCTTCTCTTTCCACTTCTGTCCACACATTCACTGCACCAGTTAGATTCTCCAGCGTGTCCCAGATGGTCGCAATCAGTTCAGGCGCGGCCTTTGGATTGCGAAACAGGTAACCATTTTTCAACTTTGGATTCAGCCTAGCAATGGGGTCGTACTGCAGATCGGTTCCAGCAGCATGGATTTCGTCTCCGTCTACGATCTGAACAGATTTACCGAACATATCGCCGATTACTTGGAATTCAAGCTTGGTGCGTGCCATGTGAGTGCTCCTTTGATAGCTTATAGTAGCATAGTTCTAAGATTATTCAAGCAATAAATTGGCATGGACATACACCAAAACCGCATAGGAAATACCGTGAGCTTTCTTGAAACTATAGGTATCATCCTCGGTTTTCACCCAGATTTCATCGCGTATGCTGTCAAAACCTTGGGTTTCACATTTGTGCTGCAGATGCTTCTTTCCTGGACGGATCAGAGCTAAGATCATGGCTATATGTTCTATGCTGGTTGGACGCAATCTGGCACAGAGATCACCATAATTGCCCAAATGGAACAGCTTGGCCACGAAGCTGGGATCGGTGAACACTGCCCAATCCAGCTGGCGTTCCATGAGATCTCTGAGATGTGATTCATCACGCACATGCTCATAAACACCCACGTTCAGCATGTCTATCTTGAAGAATCCTCGATCTTCGGCAGCATTATAGTCCAAGCTGCACAGTCCAGTTATGGGATCCGTGGGCACAGCATGGAAGTACACACCTGTGTTGTGTCGCGTGATCTTTCCATCCTTGATGATGCTGGCAGGTGTGTAACGCAGGCCAGACAGTGCCTGTTCTCTGTGCGCAAAATCAAGATCTATATCACCGCGGTTTAGCATCACCTATCCTACTGTCGATCAATCTTGCCGTCAAGCTGACGCTGTAGCACTCCAACTTCTGTCCTGCGCTGTCGCACGCTGTTGCTGAGCTGTCGTATCTCATTGCGCATCTCTGCGATAACCTGCTCATTTTGGGCTACCCGTTTTTCTAGCTGTATCACGTAACCAGGGTCAATGCTACGTATGCGAGCACCCTCGATCTCAAACTCAGTGATCACGCCCTGAGTGGTCACTCGGCGTTTGGCTTCAAATGCCACTGGTTCTTCATCATCACTGGCACCGTACATGTCTGTGATCTCTGCCATCATAGTCCTGCTTTCTTGAGAGTGTCCTTGACGAAGGTGGTGCTCTCTTTGTCTCTGTTGAACTTCAGCGACCACTGTGGTGCTGG